ACCCAGATCACGTTGTTCTCGTCAATTGAGTTAAGAATAAGATCTCCGAGAATGACGTCAGAGTTTAACTTCATTCCAGAGATGTAAGGCTCTGGCAAAGGAGTCAGCGCACGCTTGACTACCTTGTTTTCACGGTATTGCTCTATCGCGCTAGGCGCTACGTCAATGTATTCTTTTTCCTCTGACATTATGCAGCTCCCTTACGCATTGCGAATGCAATCTTGCGAGATACGATCTCTGCAAGCTCTGACTCGTTCATACCCTGTGAAGGATATACGTTTATTGTAGTTCCGCCACCAGCACCGCCGGAAAGCATCTGAATCATTGCCTTGTCACGCTTTGATAGACCGTCTGGGTCAAGAGGCTCAACGCGCTCTGCGCGACCAGCCTCACCAATACGTGCAAGCATTCCGCCCGGTGTTGCAGGGACGATTCCGCCCTTTGCAAAGTTAACAGGGAGAATTTCTGATATCTCTCTAATATCACTGCCAATTTTTACGCGATTTGCTGCACGAATTAGAAGGTTAATTCCTTTAATAATTAAGTTGACTCCCTTAATAATAAAGTTAACAACACTCTCTAATCCGTTCTTTAATCCGTCCCACATTCCCTTTGCAAAGCCTGAAATCTTTGCACCAATTCCAGAGATAAACGGATAGATCGTGTTTGTAAAGTACCCAGTTACCTTGTCCCAAACAGCGCTAATTCCACCAGAAATGAAGTCCCATATACGGCCTGCTCCAGTTAAGAAACGCTGTACTAGCCCGGTAACAAAAGGAAAAATTGTGTTTGTAAAGAAACCTGACACGGTATTCCATACTGCAGAGATCTTGTCATAAAGCCAGCTCCAGATCTTCGCGCCAAACTCTGCTACCTTGGCAACAATTGCAGTAATAAATGGAAGAATCGTGTTGTTCCACCAGCCAGACACGAGCTCCCACACAGCCTTAATCTTGTCAAATAGGAAGTCCCAGATGATAAGACCAATTCCGATGATGATCTCAACAATGGCCTTCCAAAAACCAAATATGGCCTTAAAGTATTCTTCTACTAGACCCCACACAAGCTTAAGTGCGTCAAGGATAAAGTCCCAAACCTTTGCGCCGATCTCAGCTAGCTTTTTAAAGATTCCGATGACAACTTCAATTGCCTCTCCGATAAAGTTCTTAACAAACGTAAAGACCTTGTCAACTATCTCTCGGAATTCCTCGTTCTTCTTATAAAGAAGAACAAATACAGCAATGAGAGCAACGATTGCTAGAGCTATGAGGGCAATAGGGTTTGCCAGCAACACCGCCGTGAGCTTAGCGAACGCTGAAGAAATGGCCCCAACTGCTATTTTAAGGATACCAAATGCTGTGGTGACAACTGTAACCGCACCTGCAAGTAAGTTAAAGGTTGTAATAAAAATAAACGCAAGATAGCGCCCAAAAGCAAAGAAAATAATCTTAAGACCGCCAATGGCAAGCGCAAAGCCGGCAATTGGTCCAAGTACCTTCATTACAGCTGCAACAAATTCATTTTCAAGAATTTTTTGTACGGCAGTTACAGCAACGTTCAGAGTATCAAAGAAGGTCTTCATCTGTCCAGAGTCGGTGAGCAGATCAATGACCTTAAGTACGTTTACGAAAAGTGTTGCTAGTGCAGGCCCAGCCTCGTTGGACTTTGTAAGAATAGAGCCAAACGCATCTGTTCCAGTCTTTAGAATATCAAAGGCCTTTCCAACGTTTGGATCAGCGCCAGCCTTTAGAATCTCCTTAAAGAAACCGCCAATAGCCTCAAGGGCAGAAGCAGCGTTCTTTGCTGAGTTAAGGAAGAACTCCTTGAGCTCCTTTTGTCCTTCTACTGTTTTTCCAAAGTCCTTGAATCCTTTTAATGTGTCCTGTAGCCAGTCAAGCAGGAACTGTCCGCCGGTGCCTGGTCCAACGTTTGCCTTAATGATAACGCCTAGTGCACCAAAGGCTTCCTTAAATACCTGACCAATCTCAGCGGCAACATCTCCAGCGGTATTAAAGAATTCTTCGAGCCGTTTCTGTCCTTCTTCGGTGTCAAGAGTTTCTTCCCACCTCTTAGTTACTCCTTCTATGGACTTAAGAAATCTGTCAGTCAGAGGTTGAAGAGCAATAAGAGTAGAAAGAAAGATTCCGTATACATTTCCAATGATACGTCCAAGGGTGCGTATATTTGTTGCCGCGTCCTCGAATACCTGAGCAAGATCCTTTAGATTTCCGGCATCTGTAATTGCCTGTGCAATGTCTATTGATGCGTCACCAAGCGCGTCTCCAACCTTGGCAACGCCTGTCTCAAGAACAGGGAATGCCTTTGCAGCAAGAAGGGTGATTGCTTCTTGTAACTTAGGAAGAAACGCTTCTGATGCAGCTGCCTTAATCGCATCAATCTGAGGCTTTAGACTAGCAAGAAACTTTGCAAACTCTTTTTGGAACTCATTAAGTCCTTCAAATGGGTCGTCAGCATCAGCTCCGCCCTTCGCTGCATCTCTTTTAGCTCTATCAAGTTCTCTCTGCGCATTTGCCTCAGCGCGAGCTCCGTCAATAATAGCTTTATTCTTTGCTTCCTCTGCGTCAAGCAACTTTTCATTAGCATCAGCGAGACGTTGAGACGCCTCAATAACAGCCTCAACTCCTTCAGGACCAGTCTTTGCAAGACGCTCTTGTTCCTTGGCAAGATCACCGTTACGATCCTTTGCCTTACGTAAATTAAGTTCAGCCTCAGCGTATGCAAGTTCAGCTTCCTTGCGAGCACGAGAGTTTGGTGGAAGATCCTGAGCACGCTGTAGAGTTTCACGAGCCTTGTCAAGTTCAAGTGCTGCCTTCTTCTCAGCAAGCGCCGCGTCCTCCGCGTCAAAGCCAAGTTGTTGAAGTGTTTCATTTGCTTCTTCAAGTGCTAGGTTATATTCACGCTGAGCTTCCTCTGCGTCCTTTGTTGCCTCAATAATATCCTTGTCGGCTTGAAGAATCTTTTCCTTATTGTCTTCAACAACTTCTCCAAAACGACGATATGCATCTTCAACTCTGTCTTGAGCAGCGGTGTTATCCGCACTTCCTTTTTTCTGCGCCTTGTTTAATTTTGATACAGCTGCGCCTACTCCACCTAAGGCTAGTTTGGCAGTTATTGCGCCTATGCCAAGTGAGACAAATGCGCTACCAAGAGCAAGAACTGATGGAATGGCAGCAGAAACAGAGGCGCCTAGTGAAACTATAGCGGTGAGAACAGAGCCTATTCCACTAACAAGTACAGACAAGGCAGTTCCAAGAGCCATTCCAGCTCTTTGTGCATTAGCAAATGCCTTTCCAGTAGCCTGCACGCGTTTAAGGAAATCGTTCTTAAATATATTAGCGCCAGCTGGACCAAACGCCTTTCCAAAAGCTCCGCCGTACTGCTTTCCAGCACGGGAACCAGCCTTACCAGCAAGTCCGCCCATCTTGTCAAGATCTTTTTGGACTTTATCACCAAATCCAACCGTTATCGGCCGAATAATTATCGACGCCTCACCTACTACTGCCACTTTGTTCTCACCTCCTTCCTTAAGTTAAGTTCTTACTAGTTATTTTCTAATGGTGCGTCCAGCACGTTACCAAACGGAAGCGGTGAGTCTGCATCAACTGCTGTTGGTGCAAGGTAGCGCTTCGGTTTTTGTGCTGGGTTAAATGGTTCGGGCATCTTCTCTTCAGGAGCATCAAAATCTTTTATCGTAGACGTGTTATATGAGGTAGCTGTACTCTTCTTTCCATACTTGTATGTAGTTTCATACATGCTCTCATATATCTGTGTACGAACGGCATCGCGAGCATCGGCTTGCTCTGCGGTACCGTAATTCATATCATCCTCAAGGAAGTAGTGAAGAACGTCTAACATGTCTGTAGCAGGCATGCTTGCAAGTTGCAATCCGTTCACTAATGCTCTTCCATTCACATAAGGCCAGAGGTCAATCCCCCACTCTAGGAGACTTCTGGCCGCTCCGTAGGGCGGCCTGAGTATTCCTCTACAAGCCACGCCGTAATGTTTGCCAATGTTTCAACTGGCACTATTTTTTCGCTAGCAAGAAGAGTTGAGAAGCGCACGTAGCTTTCCTCAAGAAGGACCTGCTCAAAGAACATATCAATCATTCCTGCTGCCTTCGCTGGGTCGTTATCTCCAGAGTTTGCAGCAAGTTGAAGCATGAGTTTTCCCTGCACTGCTGGAACGCAGTGAAATTCCTCTTCATGGAGCTTAAAGGATAACGGGCTTGTTTCAACAGCCTCGCCCGATCCAAAGTCCTTGAATCTATTCGTAGTCATACAGTATTTTTCTCTCTTTCCTGTGTCATTGAGACGGTTGTCTCCGTTATTATTTTATCAAACTAAAGCGAGATAGAGACTGTCTTTTAGGTATCTATTCGGCTTAGTTCCTGGATGTTTAACCATAGGAGCAAACACTATTCCTCCCTTAGTTGCAAACCTAAGTTTGCCTCCACCACTGCGCATAATCACATGAGGGCGGGTGCCTTCATGATGCATGTATGCGTAGCTAACCGTTGAGCCTACGTACCAATAAGGTCCGAAGGTGTCACGACTTCTCCTTGAGTGAATTGACTTCTGCAGAACGCCTGTGCTGCGTCCTACCTGTCTGCGCGCTGCAGCTTGAACTGTGAGCGCTCGGCGACGCATATCAATGTCAACCATTCCGCCTGCTCCATTGAGCATAAAGTTAAAGTTTGGGTAGAACTTTAGATCTACAACTTTTGACATTATGGAACCACCACAGAGAGCTGCATGTTGACAAGTTGAAAACCACCCTCAACAGTAGGGGCATCAACAGTTGCAATAACTCCAAGCCCTAAACCAGTCTCATCCCAAGGATCAAATGACTTCATTGACTCCATAAGTACCCACGCGTCTACGGCAGACAAAGCACTGCCAGCCTCAATCTTTTCAGCTGATGGAGGGCGACCGTTCAAGCCAACTACAGGAACCTCACGGGCAATGGAGATAGCTAAAACTGCTGTTCGTGGCATGTGGCATCTTTGCGGGGTTGACGCTTGGTCACCTGGGGTTCCAAGGTACATTTGAATGAATGAAACAACAAGTTGTTCGCAGTCAATCGCAGGATTTCCCATCGTCCAGTAGCAACGAGCAGGTAGAGGGACACCATACGATGTAAGCACGGATGTAACCTTTTCTAGAACCTGGTCCATCATGTTTTTAAGATTAAGTGCGTCTGGATCTACGTTAGAGACGTCGTATACTGCGCCCATGTAAGTGCCCTATTCCTTACCTGTGGAATTAGCCTCGGGTGCACATGAAAGTGTCTCTAATCCCTTGTGAGCAGCCTTGCTACCTGCATTAAAGCCCTTTCGAGCAGGACTCGAGATCTTAAACGTTATTTTGCTGTCTTGCATCATTGCTTCTCCTTAGTGTCGTTAGTTTTAAGAGCTTCCAAGCGTAAAGGCGTTGATATTTGCGTCCGCTAGTTGGAATCTTATGTTACCTGAGCAGATAAGAACAGTCTCGGTGGTTCCCGGTGTTTCCACGCTTGGACGAGACGCGTAGAGATCATACGTTCCAGGGTCAACCATACCTAGAGTGCTAAGAGCGTTTGAGTAGCTAACGTTAAAGGTAATGTCATACGCTGCCTCATCAATACTGACCGCTCCCTGGTCAAGATCAAGCTGTCTTGTTTGCCCGTAGTTGCGAATAATGAGGTTTGGAACCCAGTCACCTTCTTCAATAAGAAATTCTGCCGCAATGTACTCGAGAGGAACGGTAACAGTTCCTCCAGTTGTTCTTACCTCGATGTCAAGCTCACTCGTACCAAGACGAAGAGGCTTTGGAGTATAGCGACGTCCGCGTGGGACATCAGGAGAAAATACACGAGCCTTGGCTCTGGCCTTGTCAGGGTTCGTGGACTTAAGAAATAGATCTACAACGTATATTCCGGTGCGCATCTCTTCAATAAAGTCCTGGTTGTCAAGAAGAGTGTATGAGATGCCTTGTCGTGCTATAGATGTGACACGCTGTGGCAAAGCACAGTCATCAGATCCTTCAAAAAGTTTTACAAACTCAGTCGCAAGTGTTCGTGCGGCCATTCTTCCCATAGTAGGAGCATACGTGCCATACGAGTATGTAATTTCTAGGTTGCACGGTGTCCAAGGAATGCCTGTGGCAGCCTGCACTGTTGAGTGATCTACTAGGTAGTACGCTGATGGATCAAGAACAACTCCGTCACGACGACGAATAGAGTGAATCTTTGTTACAGGGCGTCCACGAAGACGAATACGGGACTCTGGAGACAAACCATCAGTTACTCCACCCTCAAACTCATCAGCTGGGATGTTAAATATCGCTCCATCAAGAAGAACTGCTTGATAGGTGTTTGTAGACGCGCCATAGCGGAAGATTCGGTTTTGGCAGACGTATCGCTCAGTTACAGTTGTGATTCCACTGTACTTGCGACCTGACATTGACCAGAGAAGTCCAGATGCTGACTTACAAGCTTCATAGGCAAACTCTGAGTCGGCGTAAGGTGCGCCAAGCTCGTCGGGTGTTACCCAAAGATTACTCATACCGTCCCTCTTGTCCTATTTAATAAAAACAGGCGGTGTACCTGTGTATACCT